TATTCGTTGTAGTTTAGTTTAGTCAGGCTGTTACCTGCTGAACTTAGATCTTCATCTTTTTTTATTCTTGCTGTGTTATAATCTATGTACTTTGTACTCGTTGGTACAGTGTACTTAGCAACACCTGGTGTAAGTGTAGAAGAGTTTGTTGCGTGGTTAAAAGGATAAGCAAACTCTCTCTGATTAATATATCTTATAGATTCATTGACAGCATTCTGACACTGTGTTTGTACGCCTCTTGGACTTGCAAAGTTAGAAGCTGTAAGTTCTACCTCATTCATCCTAACCAGTGTTTTGTTTGTCAGTGTAAGAAATGTCTCTGCCATAAGTGATTCCTAATATGTGATAAGGGGGCCAGTTGCCCAGCCCCCAAAGTATTATGCTAGTAGATCACGGTCTACTTCATTAGCAGAACTTGATCCTGAGACATCATCCATGATTACGCATACAGCGTACACACGAATAATACCGCCAGTGATAGTTCCACTTGACGCATGAATCTCTACGTCAATAGTGTCTGCTGATGCAGTGAACACTGGTAAGTTAGAACATACACCTGAAGATGTAACCGCAGGAGTGTGATCCCCTGCTGATGCACCGTCTAGGTCAAATGACGCAGCAAAGATGTCTACGTCTGTTCCTGTAATACCAACGTGGATCGCAGAATCTGTGGTAGTACCTTCCATTGCAGTTTGAACTTTGAAACCTGCATGTAGGATCAAAGTGTTTGCAGGAACAGCAATAGCTTCGATAATATCATCTGCTGCTAGTGCAGTACCACCGTTTTGTAATATAGCATCTGCAAGATCGATGTCGTTCTGCAGAGTAACTAAGCTGCCACGAAGCTGCTTATTGCCAGTACCGCCATTGTTGGAAGTAGAGGCTGAGTTCGTGCTCATTGAAATAGTAGCCATTGTTCAATCTCCCTTCTTACGCTGCGTTATACTTAGCTGTTACGATACCTTCTGGACGAAGGATTTTTCTACCATATAGGTGCATACCACGAACAATGTCAGCAAAGCTGTCAGGGTCACGATATGATTCTGTTTTGTTGATCTGCTCTGCAGTTGCTACTGCTGAGTCATGTCCACCAACAATCACACCAAAGTTAGCATTTTGGTTTGCTGATCCAGATGTGCCTGGCCCTGTTCCTACTGCAGGTAGGTTTGAGGACACGTACATACGGAAGCCGTGAAAGTTGTTTACAACAAGACCGTTGCGAAGACCACCAGATTCACCGAAGTCAGCGTTCATTAAGCGTGAATCTTCATCGCGCAATAGTTCCATGAACACAGGGTCAACAACAAGCCATCTGCCATCTGTATCAACTTGTTGTTGATCTAGCAAACGAGCCATACGTGCTACAACCATTGCTGGTGAAGCTGTTGCTGTTGGTAGTGAAGTTGCACCTGGCATACGTGCAGTTAGTGGGATAGAGTGATCCCCTGCACTTGAAGTTGTGATGTTACCGAAGTCACCCTTCTTTAACTTCATTGAAGAAAGAAGTTCGTCTGAACCAGCAGTGATAACAGACTTAGAACCGTTTACGGTTGTGTTAGCTGTATCTGGTGATCCATGTAGTGCTGACTGTTTGAAACCACAAAGGTATCCAAGTACGTCTTGATCATACTGATCTTTTAGACGATACGCTGCACGATCTGTTGCAAGTTGCATAAAGTTTACGTGACTATGCGCTTCTTCAATGTCATCCATTTTGAAAGCAAAATAGTTAGCTTTGTCAATGGTCAACTGAAAGTCTTCATCGTCTAAGTCTTGTGCCGTGACAGTTGTGCCACGTGTGTAAGCTTGCACTGAGATTTCTGGCTCTTTGATAATCTGAACCGTATCCCCTTGTGCGCTTATCTCTCCGAAATAATCAGAGTTAGTTATTTCTCCTACAACAGTACTCTTGCGGAAAGCAAGCTGTACCTGTTTGGAGTAGATTACTGGACTAAAATTACCGTTAGGTAAATTGCCGTAACCTGACGCTGATGAAAAAGCCATGATAAAAATCCTCCATTAGATGTTTGGCTTAAGTTAGTAAGCTAACACTTTGAAAGAGGCTAGTAGTTCTAGGGTGCGAGTACCGTACACTTTGGCCTTTGTGTACGGCATCGGGCCTATACTTAACTAGGTAGGTCTTACTTAGTAGTTGGGCTTAGTTAAGAAAAGCACAAAGGTGGCTAATAATAGGGCTTTATGCTTTTACTTCATAAACATAGTTATATATACTTAATCTACTATGTCAATAGTTTTTTATCGTGCACCACCAGAAATATCATATACAAACTTACCTGATCGTATAGCTTCCATAATATCGTCTGATCGTGCTTCATATTCTTTAGCAGACATTTTCTGTACTTGTGACTCTAGAATCTGTCCTGACACACCTTCACCGTCAATCTTAGTTGTTCTTTTTGTCTTGACTTGTGATGCTGCTTCTTTAGTTGTTTTCTTTTTAGACTTAATGTCCATGCCGTTGTCAACCTTAAACAGGTCAATAACACGTACAACTGATCTTGGATCATCTAGATTCTCGTACAGAGCGTCTTGTACCCACTTGGGTTGCTCCCCTGCCCAGTTATGAAAGTCATCACTTTCACGTAACTCGTCAAAGTCAGGGTGTATGTTTCTTATAGCGTTCTCTGCTTTTGTGCGTTGGGTTTCAGCATTAAGCTTATCTATCTCTTGTAGCCTCTTGTCTGCCTTTGCAAACTTTTCTTCAGCTATCTTAGCAGCTTTTGTTTCTACAATGCTTGCTATCTCTGGATACTTTTTAGTCCAAGCATCTATCTCTTCGTCTGATTTAGGTGGTAGTAGCTGACCTTTTGCAGCTTCTGCCATCTGAGCTTTTAGTTCTTTTATTTCTTCAGACTGTTTGTTTAAGTGCTTGCGTAAATCACTGTACCGTTTCTTATACGTTCTTTCTTCAGCAGATAGCGTTTCTTCTTTAACTTCTGTATCGGCCTCTTTCTTTTCGGTACTCTCTTCTTCGGTAGGACTCTCTGTTCTTCCCTCCATGAGGGCTTTAAGTTCTGCCTCATCCTGCTCTATTCGTTTTCTATTAGCTGTGAGGGTTGACTTGTTTTGTACAAATCCTGCATTCTTTGGTGTTTCCACTTCTGTTAGTTCTGGCATTTTATTACTCCTTATGTTGGGGCCAGCCGTAGCTGGGTAGCCTTATAGTTATATGGATTTAGTTTTATATAGCGGCTGGATCTACATCAAATGGGTTTTGTGATCTTGCCTCTAGTTCTTCTTCTTCCTCTGTCTTTTCGTCATCATCATCATCAACTGGCGGCATTAGTGCATCGTAATCTATTTCACCTGATTCTGTTTGATAGAAAGGTTGATCTGTTATAGGCACGCCTGAAGCAGTCATTCCACCTGCGTTTGCATCTTGTTGATTAGCTGCTTGTTGTGCTTGGAACAAAATATTGTTTGTTTCATCTGTCAGTGGATTACCATCTGCATCAATACCTTGTGATAATAAATCATTTATTCTTTTGTTAATTGATCCTGCTTGTATTCTTTTTATTCTTTTAGCTTGTGTTATCAAACCCAAACCTAAACCTGGTGCAAAGGAGTTTCCAACAAAACCTAAAATTATTCTATCTGCAGCCGTGACTGCACCTATATCTTCAGTTGCAAGCTTAGACATATCATTAGCATATTGTTGAAAATCTTTTGCTGTCCATTTACTAGCAGGTGTGTTCTCCCACGTTCTAGGAATATCTGGTCTGTCATCATCGTCATCGTCTCTTGATGTTTCTGCTTTTTGTTTTTGTACTTCTACGGCTGTGTCACCTTTAAGTACAAATCCTTCTGGTATAGGAGAGAGAGGTCTACCATTAAAAAAGATTATTTGTATTTCTCTTCCTGTCTCAGGATTAATATATATCTTATATTCAAAGCCAGTAAAGATTGGACCTGTTCCACCGTATCCACCAAAGCCACCGCCAACTGGTGCAGGTATTTCTTTGTCTTGTATCTTATCTATTTCACCACCCTCTTGCATTTGTTGTGGTGATTCGCCTGATGTAACTTTTTCTGCAGCCTCTTCTACTTCTAGCTCGTCATCTCTAAAGAAAGACTCTTCACCTCTTTTGATACGTTGGAAACCTTGTTTAGCTGCGGCCTGTAAGTTTTCAAAAAAGGGTGTGCCGTAGTAACGTCTAGTAGCTGCATCTATCATAAACTCGTTGGGGCTTGCCATGATAGGTATGTCATCTCTAACTTCTTCTGGTGTAGCTCCAACAGGTGCTATGTTACCACTTACAGGATCTTGTTTCTCACTGAGTATCTCATCCATCTCACGTTTCATAGAACGTGTAGATTGAAACATTGGTGCGTCAGTCTCTGCCATTTATTTCATCCCTTAAAAATGTCAATCTTCTTAGAGCAGCTATCTCACCTTGAGCACGATACACACCTTCTATGGATGTCTCCTGTTCTAGTTTACGCTGTGCTACTTCTATTTTTTCGTTAAGTACATCAACAAACCCATCCCAAAGAGGTTTATCGTTTACTAGTTTTTTTACTATCATGTACCTGTAAACCCTTGCTCACCTGGCGTTGGAACTGTTCCTGTGCCTATCGTTCCTCCACCTGCACCTGTAGTATCTTGTACTCCTGTACCTGCTGGAGTTGTTGGTGCAGGTTGTTGTCCTTCTTGTGCAGGAGTTTCAGGTGGAGCTACACCTTCAGGTGGCTCTGGTGGTGTTGCAAACTTCTTAAGTATCTCAGCTTGTATAGCTGCGTCACCAAGTGAGTTAGTTACTTTGTCAGGGTCTAAGTCCATGCTCTTAGCTATCTCACGAATAATGTAGTCTGATTTTACAAACGGCTGTAGCATAGGATTAGAGGCTACACCTAAGAACTGCATGAGGCGCTGGGAACGTACCTCGTTAGCCATGAGACTTTCTGTACCTTGTGCTTTAACTTCTAGATCACCTTTGATACCTTCATCGTAATCAAACTGCATATTAAATGCAAAGAATGCTCTGCCCATAGGTGCAATAAGATAGTCATCTACGTTCTTAACTACGTTGCGTATGCTACCGTTGGCAGCAGACATAAGCATAGAAATACCACTAGCAGTACGCCCCACACCTTGTATGCCTGTTTGACCGTGTGCGAAAGATGGAAAGCCTGTTGATTCATCTGCTAGTACCCTTGCCTTATCGAATAGTTGCATGTTTTCTGCAGCAACGTTTGGAAACTTAGTGCCAAATATACCTTGACCAGGAGCACCGCCCTGTCTACGAAACACCTTACCAGGATACACAGATAGGTCTTGACCTGGCACTAGGTTAGTCTCATCTACTTCTATTATAAGATTACCGGATAGTGCTGCGTTGTCAATAGCCATACGCATAAAACCATTCATTAGTGTTTGCGTATCATCCATGTTTTCTGCGATACCTACACCAAAAAATGAATATGGGTTTAGCTCATACGGCACAGCGTAGTAAGGTATACGTGCTGGTTTAAATGGGTTGAGAACTAAACGCAATACTTTGCCGTTACATACCCAAGCATTTACACTTAGTTGTTCTGAGTCCTGTAAGTCTTTTGGTATTACAACACCATGCTCTTCTAGTATAGCTGTGTCTACATAACCCCAGAACTCTAGGACTTCATATCTGTATGGGGCGTTGCTGTACTGTGCATCGTCCTCCATGTCTTGTTCCCAGTATTTTTTTTCGTAGGACTCGCCTAAGTCTATCGCCTCGTTTATAGATTCTTCTCTGAAGAAAGGTCTAGACTTTAGTCCACGCATTTGTGAGCGTGTCATACGGTGACGCTCTACTATGTATTCTGCTTCATCCATGTTGTACGCATCTGGATCAGGATAGAAGTTCCAAATAGATACGTGGCTTGTAGATGGCACAGTCTTTACTGTTGGGTCATACTCACCGTCTTCATTCCAGTTAGGATACTCTTTGTCTATGGCAAACGGACCTTTCATAATCCCTGTGCCAAACAACGCCATCTCAAACGAAGTGTGGCGCAGTTGTTTATTAGCGCCACTTTCTTCTAACTGATCATGTATTTTCTTTTCCATCTTCTTAGCTGCAATCATAGCAGGATGGAAAGTAACTGTGTCTTGTGTTGTGCCAGGTCCTTCTATTATCTTGTCTGAAGCATACTCTAGTGTGTCCTCTATTGGACCCATGCGCTTCATACGATCATACATAGTTTCGCCAGGTTTTAGTTTTTCGTC